AAAAACGAATTGGTACTTGTTTTTTACTCATTGGGAAGAATGTTTTATACTCGTAGAATTAATTCTACCAATAAGATTACAGAAAGTTCTTGGCCTGGACTTAGTGCAAAGTTTTCTGCACCACAAAACAGTTCAAATAAAGCATCAGATATTACATTAGCCGCACAAGGTGGTCCTGCATACAAACCATGGACAAATGTAGAGTCAGAAACATTAGGTAAAGAGTTTGTAGAAAACCCAACAGCTAGACTAGTACGTGCAAATGAAGGTGATACAATTATCCAAGGTAGATTTGGTAATGTAGTTCGGTTCGGGTCTAGTTTATTTAGTAGACCAAAGAATTCAAATCCCCAACCGAATTTATTAATTACTGTTGGATTTAACGTAAGTAAATCATTATCTACAAAAAATTCTTCACCATATTCATTAATATATGAGGACATAAATAAAGATAGCAGTTGTATTTGGATGGTTACAGATGAAAAAATAATACTAGAACCAGCTACAATAGACAGTAAAGCACACCTACGTACATCAGAAACCTCAGATTCTACAAAATACACTGGTGCACAGATTATTATTAATTCCAATAGATTGTTATTAAACAGTAAGGTAAACGAAATTTCATTGTTTTCTAAAAAAGAAATTAATTTAAGTGCAGTGGAACATATTACAGTAGATTCTGGAAAAAAGGTAATGGTCAGTGCGGAACAGGACATCGAATTAACCACACCAACAGACATTGTACTAACTGCTCGGTCGGTAATAATTAATAGTCCAAATGATATTGTCCAAGGAACCGCTGGAAACTACATAATATCCGGTAAAAAGATATTTATAGGTACAAGTGGTGATGAAAGTCAACCGATGGTTTTGGGTGGTGCGTTGGCTAAATGGTTACAAGATTTGATGTCAGCACTTTCGGTAGATTTAGTTAAATCGTTTATTACTTTGAACCCTACCCCATTTGCTCAAAAGTTAATTACTTTACGAGCAGAGTTGGGAGTAGACCCACGTTCAGCTAAGTTTAATAGTATTTCAAACTTTACAACTAGAGAAAACACATAATTATGGCATTACCTCCTAATTTACTTCCTGTTAACGCTAGTAGTATCACACAGAATACGCAGACATTGTTGGGACAATTACCATCCATGCCTGCAATTCCAGAAATACCACAGGCAGGAATACTGAATACAGTAATTCCAGATAGTTTATTTCAAACAGGAAGTATAGAGGAAGTAGAAAAACAAGCGTTGGATAAGGCAGGAATGTTTCTTAGGACGTTTGCACCACAAATACCTATTCCAACCTTACCGCCTGAACTATTAATAGGATTGGCTGCCGTTCGTTCTGTACCATCTTACGGGCAAATTAAAAATTTTATAAAAACTAAAGTAGATAGAATTAAGGCACAGAAACAACAGGCGTCAATTAAAGCATTACGAGATGATTTGAAAAAGCAACAAAATCCGTTTGAGTATAGACAAAATCTGGAAAACCTTCAAGCTTCCAGTTTAATTCAAAACGTGATAAATAACAGAGGATAATCTTATGGACAAAGCATTGTTTAGAGCGTATGTAAAAGAATTAGTAAAAGAAACTGTGGAAGAAGAGGTTAAAAAAGCTCTTCCAAAACTTTTAGGGGAAGCGGTATCCGAAATTAAATCATTACAAGAATCGAATACCACAAAAACCGAATCAAAAGCAAAGTTTTCACGTTCCCAGTTAGCGGAAATGATGGGATTGGAAAGATTGGGTGATACGGTAGTGGCTACTACAAAAAACATGGGAACAGTAATGCCATCACCGCCTGCTGGTGTATCACAAGATAATCCCGTATACCAAGCAATTAATAAAGATTATTCTCAATTAATGAAAGCAATGAAGTTAGTCTAATTCGGAGAAAGTAATGGCACAGAAGTTTGTAGGTATCACATTACCAGTTAGATTAGGCGCTACTGGGATGTTTGAACAATCCACCACAGTAATTGAACAAACCCGTACTAATTTTAAGAATTTAATTCTTACAAAAAAAGGGGAACGGGTTGGTCAACCTGAGTTGGGATGTGATTTATGGAGTGTATTGTTTGAACAAATGAATGAAGATACACAAGACGCGGCCAAATTAGCGGTAGAAAGTGCGGTAAATAGATGGTTACCATTTATAGAATTAGTAAATTTTAGTATAACTCCAGTAGAACGAACAAATACATACAATATTAATTGTTTATACCGATTTAGAAACAATCCCAATGTAACAGATTTAGTAAGCATTTCTACGACAGAATTAGGTACACCAACGGTCGGGTTTCAAACAGAACCCCAACCAAATACTGAAGAGTTCAACACGTTTCAGGATAGTGTTGAAGAAAGTCGTCGTTTAAGAAGAATTCAAGAAGCTCGTCGTTTAAGAAGAATTTAATTGGAGTTTTAAATGTCAAGTAATCAGCCGGTAACGATACAACCTAGACCGAATGTCAAACAAATTAATTATGTTGCCAAGACATTCACGGACTTTAGACAAAATCTTATAAATTTTGCTAGGTCATATTATCCAAATTCTTATGCTGATTTTAATGAAACATCACCTGGTATGATGTTTATTGAAATGGCATCGTATATCGGAGATGTATTGTCATTTTATGTAGATAATGCGTTTAAAGAAAATCTATTGGCATTTGCAGAACAACAAGAAAATGTAGTGTCAATTGCACAGTTTCTAGGATACAAACCAAAATTAACAGCACCGGCAACCACAGTAGCAGAATTATATCAATTAGTTCCGGCAACGGTAATAAATGGACAATATGTTCCTGACCCAAAATATTTAATAAAAATTGCACGTGGTAGTACATTTACAACCTCTGGACAAACTACAGTCCAATTTAGATTGGATGACGATGTAGATTTTTCTAATATTACATCCGCCGATTATATAGTAAATACATTTAGTGGTGGAAATCCCGCAACATTCATTGTAACAAAACAAGCTTCGTTAGTTTCTGCGGTAGAAAAAACTACTACATTTTCATTTGGTACAGCACAAAAATTTGCATCAGTATTAATGCCAAATGAAAATATTATTGGTATAGAAAATGTAGTAGATTCCCGAGGAAATACATGGTATGAAGTTGATTATTTAGCACAAGATGTTATTATGGATGATGTTGATGTAACTACCAACGTTGAAGCTGGTGTATTACCATCATCAAAATTACGACTTCGTAAAGTTCCACGTAGATTTGTTACAAGAATTACTAGAGACTCACGTATGGAATTGGTATTTGGGTCAGGAACAGACAATGAAGCAGAACTCAATACCACTTTAGATTCTAGACAAATTGCAAATTCTCAATATGGAAATACTATTGAAAGTGAACTTGGTAATGTTGCGATAAATAATGTAAATTTCTTAGATAGTAATGAATACGGAATTTCACCGTCAAACATCTCACTAACAGTTAAATACTGGACAGGGGGTGGGGTAGCAAGTAATACACCATCTAACACAATTACTAATGTAGCTGAACTCATTACCCTCAACGACACCACAGATTATAACTCTGCAGAATTGGCAGCATTTTCAGCGGCAGTGCAAACTGTTACAATAAATAATCCCCTTCCTGCGGCTGGAGGTGGTGATGGAGAATCAATTGAAGAAATTCGTGAAAATGCGTTAGCATTTTTCAACGCTCAGAATCGTGTAGTAACAGTTGAAGATTATGCAGTACGTACATATTCATTACCACCAAGATTTGGAAGAATAGCAAAGGCGTATGCAGTTCGAGACGAGCAAATTAATAGAATTTTAGCATCAACAAACGACAGAGTATATGTTGATAATCCAGTTAAACCAAACGCAATAAATTTATATACATTAGGATATGATACAAACGGTAATTTAACTACTCTTAACACAATAGTTAAAGAAAATTTAGCTAGATACCTAGAACAATTTAGAATGCTAACAGACGATGTTAATATTCTTGATGCATTTGTAATTAACATCGGTGTACAATTTGATATATCGGTATTGAGAAACTATAATGTAAATGATGTATTAGCACGTAGTATTGGAACCATACAAGAATATTTTAACGTAGATAACTGGAATATCAACCAACCAATTATCCTATCAGACTTGTATTATAAGATAGGTTTAGTAGACGGTGTACAGACGGTACGAGATGTACGTATATTTAACAAATATCAATTTAAAGATGGTGTTGGGTATCAAAATTATAGATACGATATCGATGAAGCAACCATCAACGGGGTTATTTATCCAAGTCTTGACCCAAGTATTTTTGAGTTAAAATATCCACAAACTGATATTATAGGAAACGCAACCCAATGAGAAAATTTTTACTACCAAATGCGGATACTACTATCTATCAAGCGTTTGTAAATAACAACGCGGGGTTTGATGAAATTCTTGAGATAGGTAAAGTAATTAACAAAGATGTGGATAATATAAGTGTCACGGCATATGCTACTGCATCTGCAAGAGCATTACTTAACTTTACGTTACCAACAACCGCAAGTGTTCCGGCAACGGCTAGTTACTTTTTAAATTTAAAACTAGCTAATGCTAATGACGTAAACAGAAATCAAAAAATTATAGTATATCAAGTATCTCGTTCATGGGACGAAGGTAGTGGATTTTTCTATCAAAATATAAAAAATGTAAATGATGGTGCTACTTGGGCAAAATGTACGTCTGCTGTGTCTTGGAGTAATGCAGGTGGAGACTTTCTTTCTGGAGCCATCTCACAAAGTATTTCATTATCATCATATCCATTAGAAGACATTAGAATTGATGTTACAAATATTATACAACCATTAGTTAGTCAATCATTACAAAGTACGTTTAACGGTCTAGTTTTGCAGTTTCCACCAACAGACGAAACAGACTATACAAACGAAGGAAACATTAAAGTATTTTCTGTACAAACGCATACTATACATCAACCAACACTTGAAATTGCGTGGGACGACCAATCATTTGTTACGGGAAGCTTATCCGCAATTCCAAATTTAAATGTAAAAATTACACCAAGTAATTTAAGACAAAATTATACCAAAGGTGATGTAGATAAAGTAACATTAGTTGTTCGTGACCAGTACCCATTAAAATCGTTTGATTCTACTTTAAGATATAAAAATAAATATTATTTACCATCATCGTCATATTACTCAGTAGTAGACGCACAAAGTAATGTAACTGTAGTACCATTTGATGATTATAGTAAAATACATACAGATAGTGGTACGTCTTATATAAAGTTAGATACATCACCATTATATTCTGGGCGGTTTTACAAACTAAAAATAAAGGTTGTACAAGGTGATTATTCTAGAGTAATCGACACCGAAACACTATTTAAAGTAGATTAATATGTCTATTATTTTGATGAGTGGGTCAAATGCGGATACTATTCCGATAAGTCTGAAAGAAGAAATAAGTATAGCTCTTTCATTAACTGACCTCGAAGCTATCGGATATTCGGATAAATTACAATCAAATTATTCCGCTACGGAACTAGTTGTTACAATTCCCACAGAAGATTATATTAATAGTAGTTCGTACTATACTCCATTATACAAAGAAAAGTTAGATTATAACACGTGGTTGAGTAGAATCAATAAAAACTTTCAAGAATTAGACTAATGCCAAATACTAAAAATTTTGAATCTAATCCGAGTTCATACTACGGTCCAAAATTTACGATGTCTCGTATTATAGCAAACTTAAAAGACAGTTTGCTAGACATGGAGGTTCCCGCTGATTTTAAGGAAAGATTATTAGAAAACAACATTGAAATTGCACTGTATAGTCTTGCAGATAATTCATTATTATTCTCTGATGTTATTAAAAATACAAATAAAGTTTTTAAAGTAGAAACTTTACAATACGAAGATAATACATTCCGTAAACTACTATTTATTGATTTTGCGAAAGTTTCTACACTAGCAATACCACCTGGTCGATATTCTATAACGTTAAATTTTTTCCAAAATGAGATTGGAGATTATTTTGATAGACCATTAAAAGTAACAAAAATTTCAACGTCAAACACAGAAGTAGAGTTGAAACTAACAGATGTAGAACTTCAAGATGAATTAAGTATGTTTGCAATACCGAGAATAAATGTAGAATATATACACCCAGTTCTTTTACAAATTTTTAATCAATCTGGTTCGGCGGACTTACGTATTCCAACAAGTCCTGCAAGAATTGATAGTTCGTCCATTTATCAAAATTTTTCAAGTGGGTCTGGTGAATTGTTTCTTAAATATAATTTTGATGACGATAACAATGAATTTTTAGGAATCAACACTATAGCACAAAATGTGTTAGATTTAGCATATCCAATTGTCGTAGAGACAATAGACTCAAAAATCTTGTCAGGTAGTACCAGTTTTACAGAGGACGAGTTAATTAACTATGTGGTGTCTGCCCTAGATACTGTGTATGATTACGCATTAAAAGATGAAGAGGATAATCCACAACGATATAGGTTTGATTTAATATGAGTTCATACGACATCCGTAAAAAATTTAATTGGGTAATTTCACCAGAGTCTAGAAGTATAAGTTATATCAGATATTATAACTTTAATACGGCTACGATAACTGATGTACCTATGTATATGGAAAACACAGATACAGAGGTACCAATCACAGTAAATATAAGTACTGCCGAACCTTGGATGGTGGTAGTAGACCCAGAAACAGGATATGATTTACGGTTTCCAAGTGGAAATGTAGTTTTACCACCACAAAGTAACAAAACAGTATTGATAAAAATAGATTTACCACCTGAAATTGAAAATCAACTCGAATCAGACTTATATAAAAATATTACGTTAAACATCTCAACCGGTAGTGCACCAATAGTCAAAATAATAAATCCAGATGGTAGTACATCAAATAATAATCCAAAAAATGCTATAGTAGCAGATAGAAGTGAATATTTAATTCAATACGGAAAACGTATGAAAATTGCTGGTATTTCTGTATATGACGCGGATGGTAATCTTGACAGAAATGCCGAAGTTACGTGGGTTAGTGACAAACCAAATTACGTTAAAGTTTTGGATGCAGACGAGAATAATCCACAAATTAGAGAAGTTCGAGCACCAAAACCAACAATAATTTTGGGTGAAAGAAAGGCAAAAATAACATTAACCGCCGGTGATAGAACTACCTCGTTTACTGTTAAAGTAAAAAGAAGTGTTAGTCAAGCTACTATGGATTCGTATGGCCAACCAACAGGAACTACTTCCTCTACATCTACTACAACAGACGACACAACTCCGGATGACAGCAGTACATCTGGCGATGGAGAAACCGCAGTATAATTAGTTCATGTAATAACAATTTAAAATAATTTTATATGTCTAGAATTTTTGTCAATACACAAAATGCAAAATATAAAGCGATTCTAAACGCTAAGGGGTCACAATTTGGACTAGGCCCCCAAAGCGAAATCAGTGAAGCTGATAAAGTGGAACTGCAACAAAAAGCATATGAAATTTTCTTTCAATCTGGTGACCTACGGGATTTACGGCGTAAATTTCAGATTGTAGTAGACAGTATTACCGACCCAAAGTTTTTTTCTGACGGTGCACTTGACGTTAAAAAAATAAACGAAATTATACAAAACCGTATAGATGTAGAACTGACCGCAAAAGGATTGTCACGGAGTAGTTTAGATAACGCCGGAAGACTTTCTGCAATTGCCGGTACAGGGATTGCGGCACAAGGCCTAGCGGCAGGTGGTCTAGCCGTATTAGCAGGTGGTGGACTAACAAGTTTGTTAGCGGTATCTGGTGTATTTGCTCCTATTGCGGGTATTCTTATTGGTGTCGGTGCAATAGCAAGACTTATCAATGCACCTCGTCAGGCAGGTCGCGAAGATAATAATGCTCCGTGGCGGATGACAAGAACCGACTTCCCAAATATAATAGGACAAGCCATAGATGGTGCATTTAATAAACGTTCACTAGAGCGTTTATACGACGATAGAAGTGGAATTAAAACATTTAATGTCTCTAATAATGAAGCACTAACATTACTTATTCGAGAATGTTTAGCTGATATTTTATTTTCTAAGCCAAACCCAGCAGAAGGAAAGGGTATAACATTACCAGACCACCCATCACCTGGCGGGATAGGTGGTGCTCCAGATTGGAACGAAACAAATAAACAAAGATTATATAATTTCTTTAGTTTTAGAAGAGTTGATGGAGAGTACGGTGCAGAAAATACATACGTAAATGCACTACTGTTATTGAATCAATATACTACATTGATTGATGACATTTTAAATTTACAAGACCTAACATTATCTCGTTCACCAGACATAGAAACTGCAACAATTGATATTTCTTTCCGTATTAAACTAGAAACAGCACAAATACCATTGTTTTATGCGATGGCACAAACCGCTCGCCAAGTTATACGAGAAAAAGTATTAACTTTCTTTGATGAAAATAGAGAATACAAAACATTACTTAATTTTGGTAATGACCGACAATATGTAGCCGAGGCATGGCGACTTGCACCAAATGACTCCGGCTCATTACAATTAAAATTATTGAAACCACTTGAAACAGACATTCGAGTGGAAACACCAGCCTTTATCAGTAGAGAAGTTGCAAAATCTGTTATCGACACGGTTGAGTTTGAATTAGCACCACTAACAGACCAAACACCATATTTACGTCCGTATAATATGGACGCAAGAAATTATGTAGATTCTAAGATGTCATCTGCGAACACTACATTAACAACATTAGGATTAGCAACTGCATCTGCAGGAGCTATAATTAGTGGTAGTACCATATCATATGGTGACAGTGTATTTAGACGTTGGTTCACCGGTGATTTTAAATCATCAGAATTAAACATTGACTTTACTGATTATAAAAACTTTGTACACTTTGGGTCGGCATATCGACGATTAGAAGTTTTTACACAAAAATTAAAAGATATAGATACATTAACATCTGCTAGTATTTCATCCAGTGTATCAAGCAGTACAGTATCGTTGATGTTGAAGGCCAGAGAAAAAGAAGATATTATTCGTAATTTTGACCCATACGAACAATTCTTATATTATGCGCCTATGTCAACGGCGTATTCGGCTAGTGTATTTTACACAGTAAGTGAAACAGAATATAACACTACTGGTTCTTGGCCAAAGAAATCTGATGGAACGGTGCACAGTCCATATAGTAGTATAGCTATCAATTGGTTGACCACACAACAGTCAATCGCACAACGATACGATGAAAATAATCCCAATTATATACTGTTAAATTTACCACGACATATTCAAGAAGATGTAGAATCAACTGATTATTTAAAATTGTTTGAAATGATGGGACATATGATGGACAATGTGAAGGTATATATTGACCAGTTCCCAAATATCTATTCAACAAATATTAATCCTCTTGAAGATTTGTCGATGGACCAAGTATATGAAGTTGCTCAATCATTTGGATTAAATCTTCCCAATGTATATGCACTAGAAAATCTTCAAACATTTAACGCACAGTTTGTTGGAGAAAGTGGTTCGCGTTCTTATGTCGCAGAAACATGGAAACGATTTATACATAGTTTAGTACTACTTAGTAAAACGAAGGGGTCACGTACATCATTTGATACATTATTAAGTACATACGGAATAAACTCTCCAGCGTTACAAATTAAAGAAAGTACGTATCCAGTAGTAGGAAATTATATAAAGTCAGATGAATTAACATATGGATTACGTTTTACGGGGTCGGTTGAAAATAATATTAAACTTCCGTTCGTCTCTGCGTCTATAACAGCATCTACATTACAACTATCGTTTAACCCGATTCTTAATCGACATAGTTCAATTGTTACTGCTAGTACGTGGGCAATTGATTTAGTACCTCACCCATCTTCATCAAAAACAAATTACGGCAGAATAGAAATAGTTAGTGGTTCGGATAGAATCAAAATCGCATCAAGTAGTTATTTTCCACTATTTAGTGAAGATTATACTAATTTGATGTTACGTAGCCAATCACAAGATATTACAATCATTCAAACTGATGGCGACCAGATATTATTTAGTACATCTACTCCGGTTAACTTAACAACATTGTGGAACGATACCACTCACATTTATGTTGGTAGTACCGGGTCATTTAAGTTTGATGGTATAGTTGATGAAATTCGTATTTGGGGTGAAAACATTTCTGATGATGATTTTATATCTCAAGCATATGACCCTGGTTCATACTATGGCGCAACGTATACTTCTTCATATAACGATTTATATGTACACATTCCATTCAGTAAACCATTATCATCCATAACATCTTCTGCCACAAACGAAAGCCCATACCAGAATGTAACCATGGTATCTAGTTTACCTACCTATGGATTTCTTACATCTTCGTATTCACGTATTCTGCGTAGTATTAAACAGTTTACACCTGTTGTTGGTTCTACGATATATACAAACAGAAAAGTGGTAGTGGCCCCACCACCAGTATTTGATGGTCAATTTGTTGAAGATAATGGAACTAAACTTCTCAGTAGATATACTAGTATAAAAAAGATAGAAGATAAACAATATAATAGTGGTCAAAATTTAGTATCATTTGCGGTATCACCAACAGACTTCATTAATCAAAATATAATGCGTTCAATGGGTGTGATAGACGTAAATAATTTAATTGGAAGTCCACGATACATAAAAGACACACAATACTCTAATTTAAAAGAAATACAAGATGCGTACATGATGTATTTCAATAAAACTGTACGGGCTAACGATTACATTAGGTTCTTTAAAGATTTAACACAGGGTCCAAGCGAAATGGCAGACGAATTAGCTCCAGCAAGAGCTAAACTCGTAGACGGTATAGTAATAGAATCACCAATTTTATTTAGAAATAAAGAAAAACCCGAAGTCAAAGGATTGTGGGCAGATGGTACTGGTACAAAACGATTTGAAAGATATGCTTCTGGTTCTGCATCACTAGGACCAACGATTGGAGCGTATAGTTTTGAAGATATGGTAGAAAAGGTAAGTTTATTACCACAAACCCTCTCCGATACATTACCTTTAAGTACATCTATTAGTATAACAAGTAGTGTACAATTTAAATCAAGTACAAAAATTAGTAAATTACCAACATTCCGTCGTGTTGGTCAATATATTGGTGATGATTGGGTATCTGGGTCAATTTTGGATGATAATAGTGCATATGTCACATTGGAAGCTCCAAAGTTAGACACAAGAATTCTCTCCAGTAGTATGACTTCATCTGGATATCCACGTAACCCGTATGTGGGAATACCAGCCAGTGGTTCAATTGTACAACGTATTGCAAGTGAAAATAATACGGTGGACCCATTCTATAGTATAAATCCACGGGCAGATTTGGGTGAAGTAGGAACAACTACATATTTTCATAATGATACGGGAATATATAGTTATGATATATATACTTTATACAAGACTCCATATTTAGTCAGACTTGATACAAGTGTTGCATCACTATTAGATAGATTGTACGCGAAGATTACATTACTATCTCCGTCGTCTTCCATAAACTATCCTGGAAGAGAAGATACAACAATTAGTACCAATACATATGCGGTGTCACCCGACACTGGAGTTACTGGACAACTTACAATTGATAATATTTTCGCACTACTTAGTGTCAGTGGAAGTGCGGGATTACGAGTACGTCTATATAAAACAGATACAGATAGGGAAAATGACGTAAGTAGACCGTTCTCATCATTACCACCAATGTCGGCAGGTGTACTATATGATGGTGTGTTAAGTAACGACTTAGTATTCCCATATCTCCTAATACAAACAGAAAATGGACTGGTATATTATCGGGTACAGAATACAACCGCATCTCCAATTTCATCTAAAGTAGTATTTTCATATTTTACATATGAAGCTGCTTCATTTATTCCAAAGGGGTATTTACCTAGACACTATAAATTTAGTCGTGATAACGGAACTGCATTAAAACGTAGAAATTATTTAGGGTGTAGAGACATAGATGTAACGTTTGATAACCAATCACCCGTTGTGGTGTCAGTATCTAATGCAAATACGATAATAGTAAATTCTACAACCGCTCTTGACTCTACTGGAACGGGTACGGTAAATATACCAGAAAATGAGACCGGAATTGGATTCGGTGGTGGCGGAACATTGGACATTACAGGGTAATTATCAATTTAAAACAAAAATACCATATACTTATATTTGAAGTACATCACTCAGGAGATTTTTAATTATGGGATATTTAGATAAATCCACTATTACTGTAGACGCTATTTTGACAAATCGTGGTCGAGAATTGCTGTCACAGGGGTCAGGAACCAGTGCGTTCCAAATTACTAAGTTTGCTATCGCGGACGACGAAGTAGACTATACCTTATACAGAACCGACCATCCATTAGGTTCTAACTACTACGGTGCAGTTATTGAAAATATGCCTGTGTTAGAAGCAACTCCTGATGAAACACAGACTATGCGATACAAATTAGTAACAATCACTGGAAACGACCTAACACGATTCGGTAATGTAGTCATCCCACAAATTCGTTCTGGAAACGCAGGTGTAACTTTAGGTGGTACAGTTACCTTATACTATAGTTCAACTGCGGGGGAAGGAGAAGTACCAATACGTCCCACAACAACATATACATCAACAGAAGAAGAAACAGAAAATTCTTATACTCTAATGTTAGCCGATAGTTCACTCGCCTCAGTAGAAATTGTCAATCCGGCCTTAGGTATTGTGACTGCAAATGAACGAGGTTCAATTGTCGCAAATGGTAAAGAATTTAAGATTAAGGCAAAAAACAAGACAGGTTCTACTTCAGTTAGTATTTTTGGAGGAACCTCTGGTGCAGTGTATAACTTCACATTATCTACAGTTGCATCATAACTAACTCCGAGAACTTACCATGGCATATAATATTTTTACATCACTCAATCCTTCGGAAGACGTTACATCAATTCGTGGAATAGAAGTTACCACGGGTATGTGGTCTGGAGATACTGGAAGTTTAACAACAATATTTACTTCAAGTGTCCAAGTAGCAAACTCTGGTGAATTTTACTATGATGCGTATAATCTAAATCCAATAGCTAACGACTCAGCAGAAGTACAATTTTCAGTATCATACGGGCACGTATATGGAAGTGGTTCACCAAGTTTAATTAACTTAAATACATCGACGTTACCTACTGAAGTAACTTACGCACAATATCGTAATATTTTACTAGGAAAAAATGTTGAAAAATTTATTTTCAATGAAATATCAACAGATGACATTTATGTTATCAATGTTCAACGCGCACGACTAAAACAAGCAATCGACCCCGGTAACTGGCAATTAAGTTTATCTGGGTCAAACGGTATGTTTACGTTCATAGATGATAGTGGTTTAGGTACTTCACTAGTAGGAAACCTAGTAGCAAATAATGTGTATAATATACGTTCTGGTTCAATCGACAGTGGTATATACACATCCGATAGTACAGTTTATGGACAAGCTTTTCCTGACTATGGTGTTATAATCCTTAATCCAAGTTTAGTAAATAATCGTATTGGTGTCGCGGGGAACTATAACACATTAAATGCAAGAACAACATTCGCAGGTCCGTTCTATCCATATACGGGAAGTGCAGGCGTGTACACCGGATACCAATATCAACACGAAAGTTTATACCGTGCTATTAATTTAGCTATGGGTGGTGGAAAGGGATTCCTTGCACGTTCAGCAGAAACAATTACATCAAACAACTATTTTATTAGATTAAGAAATAGTACATACAATTATTCAAACAATCCAACATATTACACTGGTTCAAATCCACAAAATGTTCTAGAACCATTCCGTTTGAAACCAATCACATACGTTACAACTATTGGATTGTATAACGACGAAAACGAATTGTTAGCGGTCGCAAAACTTAGTAGACCAATACAAAAAAGTACTGATAAAGAAGCATTAGTTCGTGTACGTCTTGATTATTAATCGGTTGTATGGTAAATTATTATGACCAGTCGTGTTACTGCATATAAATCATTAGCACCAAATGAATATAAGATTACACCGTTTCGTGCATATGCATCACATGATTATACCTATACATCGGGGTCAAGTGATAATTCGGTAGATGTGCAGGTTTCCTTGGCAGAAAAGTATGTAATAGGGAGCGGATTACGAACAGAAAATCCTAAACAAGAACTATTTGACTCTATTATACAAACATTTTATTCTCCTATACCATACACATCATACGGAATAAAAACTTCTGCTTATCACCCCACCGGGTCAATGTTTGTTGTAAGTGTAACTCAAGATATTTTCGGTGAAGAAATTAAACCAGGAACATTATCTGTTAGAGTTGGCACATCGATGTCATATGACGATGGAAATTGTAATTTAGTGATATCTTCATCTGGCGTCGGTAGTATAATTGGACGAGTATTTTATGACAAGGGTATCGTAATATTAAAAACTACGTCAAGTATAGCTGGTGGTGGATTAACTAGTAATGGAATGTGTGTTGTAAACGGAACAGATGTACGAGTACAATTTACATCATCTGCAAAACTGTTTGAGCATAATATTCGAGTAAGTCTAGAACCAACAGATTTCTTACAATCAGTATATAATCCTTCTGTTACTAGAGGATTGGTTTCGGACGGTAGTACCACCGCAGTACAATTGATGGCATCACAAAGTTTATATCCATACGTTACTACAATCGGGTTATATAATGAAAATAATGAATTGATGGCGGTAGCAAAGGTATCCAATCCAATTCAACGAACCGATTACACCGTTCAAACATTTGTCGTTAAATTTGACACCTGAGGATTTTTTATGGGACTTAAAGAAATGTACGAAAGCTGGAACTTTAGACCAGTCATGGAAGGTGATGGTAATACACCACGAAACCAAGCAGAAGGATTAGTTGCAGTGGATTTTTTACCAAACACATATCAAACAGAAGTACGTAATCGTACACCAGGCAACAAAACTGTAACTCAAGCAACTGCGGATGATGCTACCAATGGGACATTTAATACTACTACTGGTCCTAATAAATTATCTGCATTTGCACAATATACTAGATTATTTGGAAACACTACACTTACGCGATATAAGTCAAAGATAGTACACAAGTATAATGCACAAGGAACCACTCCAAATTCAAAATTTATTACGTCCGACGATTGGAAGAATTCCGAAGGAGTATTATACAGCACAAATAGTTAATAAACTAAAGAGGTTATTATGAAGCCACGTTCGGCTAAAAACAAAGGTAAACGGTTACAAAACGCAGTGCGAGATATGATTTTAGAAAATTTCACACAGTTGGAACCGGATGATGTGGTTTCAACGTTGATGGGTGATAGTGGGACAGACATTAAATTGTCACCTGCGGCGCGAAAGGTATTTCCCTACTCTCCAGAATGTAAGAACCAAGAAAAGATGAACATCTGGGCTTCTCTGGAACAAGCATAAGGGAATACGAAAGAAGGCACGACTCCCGTTTTGTTCTTTAAGAGAAACAATACACCAGTGTACGCGGTTATCCCCGCAGAGCACTTCTTTCAATTGGTCAATAAAAAGACTGTTGAATAGGAAAACTTGACAATTTACAGAAGAGGGGTTAGATTCAATATACTATGAATCTAATCTCTCTTTTGTCGCAAATATTAGGTGATTATAAAGAATTCGGGAAAGGTGAAGTATACTTTTCCTGTCCTTTCTGTCATAATCATAAACGCAAATTCGCAGTCAATGTACTGAAGAATGCGTTTCATTGTTGGCATTGTGGAGCAAAGGGACGTTCTTTAATAACACTGTTTAAGAGACTGGATGTTTCTCCGTCCCAACTCAAAGAACTACGGTCACTATTATCCGATGACCAAATAAACAATTATATTGAAGAAGATACGAATACCGACTTGTATCTTCCGCCTGGGTTCAAACCACTGTGGGTGCCCAGTAAGAGTATTCATTATACAAGTGCAATCAAATACCTAAAGAATAGAGGAATCACGGGATATGATATTATCAGGTATCAGATGGGGTATACGATGGATGGTCCATACGCTAATCGGATTATTATTCCTTCGTATGATAGTAACAACAAACTTAACTACTT